CCATTCATAATTTCATTAATTTTTGAACAAACAATTTTTTGATTTGAGAAAAAATGCTCTTCATTTAAAAACGTTTTTTCATAATCACTTGTTTGAGAATATGAAATATAATTTGTTGTGTTAGAATCTATAGGAACAACATTAGTAGTTTTTACAAAAGAATCAATATTAGTATCTAATGGTTGAATATAATTTACATGGGCATATAATTTTTCAAATTTTCTATTGTATGAAACTAAACCAGTAGAACCACCGCCAATTGAATTAGAACCAGCTCTACTTAATCCAGTTATATTATAATAATCTATACCAACGTTTGAAATTTTATATAAATTATTATTTAAAGAATCTGAACTAAATCCACCAACATTTTGTAAAGATTTGAAGAAAACATAAGATTTTCCAGAACCTTCAAAACCATTGTCACGATGTCTAACTTTTACAACATAATTATTATTTTTATATAATGGTGATGTAGCATTTGTATTAGATAATGAATATGTTTCTATAGGATCTTTTTCCATTTTTTCATAACCAAGATTTTCATTAGTTAATAGAAGTTCTGCCGATCTGCTAATGTCAAATTCTGCACGATATAGATTAAATTTTATATCTTCGAAAAGATCTTCCGTCCAATTATCTATGTTTTGAGATTTGTATACAGATCCTAACAAAGGTTGAGTCGTAACAGAAGTACCAGTAGTAATTTCAGTTTCTGTTAAACGAGATGCCCAAAGTTCATATTCGGTCGAATCAGTTTCGATACACATTGTATAATCAGTATCATTTTGCAAATAAACAGGATGTTCAAATGTAAATCTAGTTGGAGTTGTTGATGCAGTAACACCACTTCTATCAATAGCAATACCCATTCTTACAGCTGGAGAATCTATTTCAATTACTGATTCAATTAATGCACCACTAGAACCAGTACCAGTGCCACGAATAACAACAGAAGGAGGTTCTGTATAACCATTACCAGATAAAACTAATTCAGCGTTATAAATTTTTCCCCCAGAAACGTCTAATACTCCAGTCGCAGTACTTCCTCCAGGAAGTTGAGGACTTTCTATTGTAATAATAGCACTTTCGTAATTAATACCAACATTTTTAACTTTTAAATCAACAACTTTTCCAGAATCTTTTGCAATTGTTAAAGTTAAGTTTGATGCATTTTTATTGTTGTATAAAATTAATGACGGAACCTCAAGAATTTCTTCTGGGCTAAATGATGTTCCATTATTATTGCTTAAAACTAAAGTATAAACCTGAGTATTTGACAACACAAGTTCGCCATTTGTAGAAGGTAGTATTTGATTACCATTCTTATCGATTACTTTTGATATAGGGCCTACAGCTCCAGAATTTGTTCCTTTTACAGTTTCTCCAACATAAACAGACAAATTCGAACTTGCGTAAACTTTCAAATAAGTATCTGGCATCATAGTCGTTTCTGTTCCTGGAATAATATATTTTCCTGGTTTACCAACATTTACATTAGTTAAATAAACTCTTAGAGGTATATTATTACTTTTTTTCTTAAAGAATAAATCTACTCCGGTTACAAACACTCCTCCATCATAATTTTCAATTTTAAAAGTTTGTGATAGTGGATTTGGTCTTTCTTTATTGCTAGTTGTATTATCTACAATTTGAATTCCTTCATTAGCTTTAAAGTATGCTGGAAGAGTAGAAATAATACTAGATGGATTTTCTGGTATTGATCCAGTAGAATAATATTTTATTTCTGCATAGCTATCAACAGTATCTTTATTTTCATCATTAATACTTGATGTAAATCTTAATGTTTTTATACCTGTTGTTAAATACAGATCATTAGCAAATTCATCATAAATAACAGTTTTAATATTTCCAGTCCAAGAAGTATTTTCTTTTGGAGGTTTTCCTGATGGCATTAAAATAATACCACTAGCGTTACCATTTTCATCTGTGGTAATTGGAGAATTGAATGTTGTTAATGAATTTCCTGCAATACCTGTATATCTGATATCCGGATTAACCCATCTATTAATATTAATGCCATCCATAAACACGTATATTTGTGTTTTTGGTTTTAATCTAGTGATTTTAAATCTAACAGGAATTGAACGAATAAAATATTGTATTGACGAAATTATTGAATTTCCATTAACAACTTTATTTGTAATACCTTTAGCAGTTTCATTATTTTGTGGGCTGATATTAGAAGAACTACCAATAGAAGCTAATTCAACAGTAGATAAAGATTCTTCACTATTAATTTGAGAAAGAGAACCAATATTATAAAATGTTCTATTATTACCTACCCAATTAATAATAAATGAATTATAAAAGCTAGAAAAAGCATCTCTAACATCTTCCTTACATAAAAATATAGAAAATAATTTGGTATTATTATCTGTAATTAATGGAACTACAGAAGTATCGAACCATTGGTCAACTGATGGAGTAATGGAAACATCTCCAACATATTGAAGAACAACAAAATTATTTGGATTAATTGTTTTTGTTGCAAAATTATTTCCTAAAAGTTTTACATTTGTGTAAGGAAGTGTAACAATATCGCCAGTTTTTTGATAACCTGAATTAGATCTTTCATCATTTCCGGTATTTACTTCAACTAATTTAAAATTATCTTCTTTGACTTGAGATCTGAGAACAGATTGCTGAGTGTCAATAGAACATTTATAATCAATTGATGATATGTTTCCAATACGATGCGTTTCGAAATTATCAACTATAAATCCACTTTTAAATCTATCTAATCCAATTTCATCTTTGATTTGCATATTGAGAGTTTGTTGCTCAAGAATACTTAAAGAAGTATAATATTCAAGTCTTTCTATTCTCTTTTCTAATTTTCCAATATCACGCATTGTATAACGACGATTATCAACCGGTATAATTCTTACATCTCTATATGTTGTTGTAAATGCAGGTATATGTACATAATAAAGAGGAATAGCATCATCTACAAGATCTGGTTTTGTAGGAGATAATGAAGAATTTCCTTCTTTCACTATAAAATTTCCTTTTTTATCTAAGAAAATTCCATCAATTCTGTCAAGATATTGTGTTTCGCTAAAAGAAAAAGTAAATTCTAAATTCTTATCAGAAGCTGGAGTGCTTGTAAAAATACCATTTGGCCCGTTAAAATTAATATAATTTAATTGATTTAATATAGTATTATTTTGAAATCCTGAAATAATAGCATTACTATCAACTTTTGGTCTAAAATCAATGACATCTTTTAATGAAATATTACCATATACAGGAGAATTAAAATTAGGTACTTCTTCAGATAAAACACCAGCTTCGTGAAGATAAGAATCTACTGTACAAAAATCTCCTTGAGAATGATTAAAATAGTCAAAACCAATCACTAGTTGACCTATAGGAGCATCAAATCCTGGCTTTAAAATTAATCTCGAAATATCATATAATGTATCTCTTTGTCCATCGTCAAAAGTGAATCTATTTGTGACATCTGTGCCTGATATTAATACTCCTTCATTATCAACTACTGGAGGATTAGATGTTGATCCTTCATATACATATCTTAATTTAAATGCATCTGAATAGCTAAAAATATCTACTTCTTCAGTATCATAATCTTGTCCTCTAAAAGGTATAATTTTATCACCGGATGAAATAACAACTATTCTTTTATTTCTAATTACAGTTTTAATTCTTGGTTTAGCTTTAGAAATTTCAATAGTAGCTGTTAATTTGAGCTTGGGAAAATTTGTTGTGATATTTCCAAAGAAATTGTTGGGAAGATTAATAGTTATACTACCAGCAGTTAATTCTGAGGAAGATAAAACTGATGATTCAACACTAATATAACTTGGATCTATGTATAAAATATCTCCATTTTCGACAACAGTAGAATTTCCTTTATCTAAAACTGTTACTAAAAAATTTTCTATTGTTGGATTTACAAATCTTTGAGTTCCAAAATCTAGTTGAGCTGAAAATGTAATCACTCCTCCACTAGATGATCCATTAGTAACAAAATCTCGTCTAGCATAATATTTAAATTTAGAATC